TTACAGAAGAGGAGCAGCTCGGTGCATATGATGCTCTACGGGATGCTGCAGTAGAAACACAGAACCGTGGTATTGCTGCTGGACCCAAAGGGGAGATGCTCTCTGCGCAGGGTCGAGGTGGTCGAGAGTGGGTGACTCCATTCCAACAGGAAGTTTTGTCTTGGATGGGTCGCCCTCTCTCTGCGCTCTACGAAGACGAGACGATTGATGATATTCGTGCACGTCATGAAGGCGGAAAGAATAAAGAAGATACACGTGGTGTTGTTTGGTTGCGTTCTGAAGTGACCAAAGAATATCCAGAATACTATGGTTGGTTTGATCAGTGGTTAGAAACTACTCTGAAACTTTCTCGTGAAGAACAGATTGAAGAAGCAAACCGTATTACTAGCAAGTTTATTTCTGATACTAACTATGCACAGTCTGTAATGTCTGGTATTGCTGGTTTTTACGATCGTTATCCACGTATTCCATACGGTCGTGAGACTTCTTATACAGAGAAGAACTTTGAGAAGTACACTGGATGCTATCCGTTCATGCGTAAACTTGCAAATAAGTTTTCAGAACTGCTTCCAGAGCGTCATGGTAAGCAGGTAAAGCAAGCAAACAAACTGGATGATCGTTTCCGTGTAGCAGGTAAGGATACACCCTTTACTACGATTACTGTGAATAAGAACTTCCGAACTGCTGCTCACCGAGATGCTGGAGACCTGACTGAAGGGTTCTCTAATCTTTCTGTAATCGCAAAGGATAAGGTTTGGTCTGGTGGTTATCTGGTTCTTCCAGAGTTCCGTGTGGCAGTTAATATCCGTCCGGGTGATCTGCTGCTGATCAATAACCATGAGGGCATTCACGGCAATACACCACTGCTTCCACCAGAGGGTAAGACGATTGAAGAGATGGAGCGTATCTCTCTGGTTTGCTACTTCCGTGAGAAGATGCTTGAACTTGGCGAGTGGGAATACGAAAAGACCCGTAAAGAGTTTGTTGAAGACCGCCGTAAGGATAAAGATCATCCGATGCAGCGTCCACTCTGGAATGGCGTCTCTCCCGGAATGTTTGAGTCGCAAGAATGGTATGATTATTTGCTTGCCAATGGCGGAGCAAATATGCTAGAATTCTACCATCCAGAAGCTAACAAGAAAGAGTCCTCGCTTGAGGAGTTCTTTGCCTAAAATATGTGCGCAATAATCGGTACAATAATTGATCATCCTACTACGGACGATCTTGAGTCCATTCAGCGTGTGTTCCTTGAATCTCGTATTCGAGGAATGCATGCTACTGGCATTTCATATACACAAGATGGTGTAGTTAAAACAATCAAAGAAGCAATCCCTGCTCATGAGTTTGTTGATCGTCATATGCAAGATATGACATCTTTCATTGATACGAATGGCAGACTTGCTCTAATCGGTCATTGTCGTTACTCGACCAGTGATCTTGAGTTCAATCAACCGATTGCTAATTCAGAAGTTTCTATCGTACATAATGGTGTAATTACACAGGAACTTCCAGAGAACTGGAAAGGTCTATATGGGTATGATTGTGAAACAAGGAACGATACTGAACTGCTACTTCATACAATTAAAGACGATAAGTCTCCGCTGGAAGTCTGGAGTAACTCATCCCTAGCAGTAATTGAATTATATTCAAATCAAACAATGCGATTTTATCGTAACGGTAAACGTCCGATGTATTTGACTAATTCTATTATCACTTCAACAAAGGACGTTATTAATCGTGCTGGCATCAAGGAGGATAGTATTTTGCTCCCGATGAACCAGTATAATAAATTTGATATGAATATGAATATTGTGATTGAAAAGGTAGATATTGATGGGGCGATTGATTACCAACAGTAAAATGGTATTTGTAAATTCAGAACAAGTACAAGAACTTATCTCTAACTCACCAGAGGGCAAGAATACCAAGTTCCTTAATTCATCTCATTCTCTCTGGACTCGATTCAAAAACTATGATAAGGCACCTCCACTCGCACTAGAGGTGGATGGGGAGATTGTTTCTCTAATCTTCGCTACGTTCAACCGTGATCGGTATTCTAATCTTTATGAGATTGTAACAGTGCAGGGGCAAGAAGGTAAGGGGTATGCTAGTCATATCTGGTCAGAGTATATCAAGTATGCAGTAACAGAACGTAACACTCAGCGTCTAAAAATATCCTGCACTCCTTCCTCTATCACATGGCACTACAGAAATGGATTAATCTTTTGGGCAGTGGACCCTACAGGTTCTCTGCGTTCTGATCAAAAACTATACCCAACAAGAGAAGAACAATTAGAATATCGCCAGTATGCGATTGCTAATCCTATGGATGCACTTCCAACTCAGGAGAAGGTTCTAGAGCAGCTGAGAAAAGAGGGACTGGAAAACTATAGTTGGGGTAGTAAAAAGAAAGAGAAAACAGAAGAAGCAATTCGGAATGTTGGGGATGCATGGTTACGGGACTCTCTGTTTAATATTGCAACATTAGAAGAGTTTATGGTATGAACTTTCTAGAAAAGGATAACCGTCGAGAAGCATTTGTTCGATGGTTTGCTTGGTCTCTGAAGTATAAAGACTGTGATCCAGCAGTCTGGATGACGAATTACCTCCATGAACGATATGAACACAATCAAGAGCAGAAACTATGGTTGGCATGGTTGTATGGTAATACATATTATCTGCCTACTGCTTGGATATTGATTAACGAGTTTCCTGACTTTGAGTTGGCAACTGTAGATCGAATGGAAAAATGGAATAGCGAGAACTATAAGCGACTACGGTATCAGACTGATACAAAGTGGAATAAAGGTCATCTTGCAGATATGTTTGCGAGTTATCAGCAGTTTATTGGAAAAGGGACTCAACGGGAGCGTTTTGATTCTCTAATGGACTCTGACCCAACTAAGACTTTTGATAACTTTTGGAATAGTATCAAATCTAATCTTCATAAGTTTGGTCGCTATAGCACTTGGTTCTATCTTCAGCACCTTCGCCATACTGCAGGTGTAGAAATGGAACCAACCTCTCTGATGCTGAATGACTATAGTGGTTCTCGCAGTCACCGTAATGGTCTGCTCTTTGCTCTGGGAAGAGATGAAGACTATGACCAGAAACTTACTGCTAAGGATTATGATAAACTAGAGGAAGAGTCTATTAGCATTCTCTCTGAGGTTCGAGAGAGATATCCTGAACTTGCTGCCGAAGCAGACTTCTTTACGATGGAAACCTGCCTTTGTTCGTTTAAAAAGATATTCCGTGAACATCATGGTAGATACCTTGGATATTATTTAGATCGGCAAGCAGATGAGATCAAGAAAGTCGAGCAGGACGGATGGTATGGTATTGAATGGGAAGTTCTCTGGCAGTCTCGAAAAGAGACGATAGACTCTAGACTAAATCATAAACGTGGTGTTGATAAAAGTCTCTACTCACACTTTGTCCAGAATGGTGACATCCTTCGTTTAGATTGGATGTACAATGATCTGAGTGAGGTTAATTTTGGACTTGAAAAATTCTTTTGACTATAGTATACTAATCTTTGAATTGGAATAAGAAGGAATATTATGAAAAAGGTTAAACTAATCGGTATTGTTGGTATGCCCGGAACAGGTAAGACTACAATGATGCGAGAGTGGATCAGTCGACGTGAGTGGGAGTTGGATACTCCGATTAAACTCCTGAACACTATGATTAATAATGAATCGAGTATTCGCCTCTTTGGTAAGTATGAAGAGGGAGATACCTTTGCTGGTACAGATAAGTTGTCTATGGCAGTGCAACCAGTCGCAATCGAGTATCTACAGAATCCTACTCATGATGTAAATATCTTTGAAGGTGATCGTCTTAGTTCTGTGAAGTTCTTTCAAGATGCAGAACGTCTCGGACATGATGTGCATATTATTGTTCTTTCTGTTCCAGATGCAGTTCGTGAGCAGCGATATAAAGATCGTGGTTCTGAACAGTCTCAGAAGTTCATCGATGGTCGCCGCACTAAAGTAAAGAATATTGTAGATAACTTTTCTGGTTCTGTTCTTACAGGTGATCCTTCTCTGGTTACAGAGTTTAATCATGAAACTCCAGAGGATACTCAAAAGGTTATTGACTTTATTGAAAGTATTATTGAGGATAAAGCATGAAGATTATCGCTGGTCCATGTCAGTTAGAAGAAGACTCTATTGAGGTCGCTAAGTTCTGTAAACGTATTGCAGAAGATCATGGCATGGAATATTATTTTAAAGCAAGTTTTGATAAAGCAAACAGGACTTCACTAAATAGTAAAAGGGGTTTAGGTGTTGAACAAGCAATGCCTATCTTTGATGAAATTCGACGTGAGGTTGGGTGTAAGATTGTTACTGATGTTCACACAACAGGGCAATGTGCAATCATTAAAGAAGTAGTTGATGTACTACAAATCCCTGCCTTTCTCTGCCGACAAACTGATCTATTGTTAGCAGCAAAAGGCACAGGTAAGATTGTGAATGTCAAGAAGGGGCAGTTTCTCGCACCTTGGGATGTTGCTGGTATTATTAGTAAAATAGGAGAAGAGAATGTCTGGATTACTGAAAGGGGCACTAGCTTTGGCTATAACACCCTTGTTAATGACTTTACTGGTCTTCAGTATATGCATGAGAATTTTCGTACTCCCATTATTTATGATGCCACTCATTCTGTACAGAAACCCGGTGGCAATGGGACTAGTTCTAGTGGCTATCGGAATTATGTACCCGCTCTTGTTCGGGCGGCTGTTGCTACCGGGCATGTAGATGGTATCTTTATGGAGGTGCATCCAGACCCTGACAACGCACCTTCAGATGGACCTAATAGTCTTACCTATGCAATGTATGAAAAAGTAATCAAACAAATCCAAGTCATTCATGACATGGGCGTAATTTTAGGAGTTAGATAGTGGCGCAAGTATTTAATAGCTTATCCGAATTAATCCAGTCTATTGAGACTGAGTGTGGAACAGAAACTTTTAACGCATGTCTAAATGACAGCGATTATTTCTCCGCAAAAAATTCACAGAAATATAAACAATATTTACCAATTTTAGAAACTCTACAGACTTCTTATGATAATGTGATCGCTTCTTATGATAGTGCAGGAGAATATCCTACAGACTCTGCTGGGCCATATGTCAATATTCAGGCTATCACCCCCAGAGGGGAAGGATGGGTTTCTGGATTAGATGATCATAAAGGCATGGCACAGAGAATCGTGGGTATTAGGGTCCAGTAAAGTGCGATTAAAACCAATTATTATTATTCCTGCTCGTTATAATTCAAGTCGATTCCCTGGCAAAATGTTAGCAAAACTTGGGGATAAAACTGTATTAGAGCAAACTATTGAGACTGGTAAACGCACTGGACTGCCTGTTTATGTTGCTACAGATAATCGTGAGATTGCGAATCTTTGCATTCGCATTGGTCAAGAATATGTGATGACTGATCCGGATCATAAGAATGGCACTGAACGTGTAGCAGAGGCAATGGTCAAACTTATTGATAAGCACGGTGAAGAATTTGCTCAAGAGTTCGATTATGTAATTAATCTACAGGGTGATTCGCCACTCATTCCTAATTACATTTTTCATATGATGATGGATGAATATGAAGAACTTTTTGTAAATGATAAACCGTTTGATGTGATTACACCTACATTCCGTATGCCGATGGAAACAGCAGAACGATTCCTTGACTGTCGGGCAGAGGGTAAAGCAGGTGGCACAACTGTAGTCGCAGATAAAACTGGGCGTGCAGTTTATTTCTCTAAAGAGATGATTCCGTTTGGTGCAGACTTGACAAATGTTCGATCATCCTCTGAAAAGATTCCGATGTACTATCATATTGGTATGTATGCCTACAAACCTACTTCGCTGTTTGAGTACTCGCAGTTAGAAGAGACTGAATTAGAACGCACTGAAGGTCTAGAGCAGCTGCGTTTTGTAGAG